AAATGCTCCTATTCCTGCCGCCGCCGCCGGTATGTATGGTGCTAGTGCTAAAGGAAACATTATTCTTGACCTTTTTTCATTTGTTCTTTTGCCATATCACTCATTGTTTTTTCTCTTGCTAGAGATTTATTTGCTCTAGAGCGAAGTGCATCTCTCTTTTCGTTAGACTCAATTCTCTGTTGGTCTAGTGCTATATCAGACTCTGCTTTTGCTCTCTCTAACTCTAGTTTAGCTATGTCTATCTGTGCATCAGCCGCTTGATTTTGTTCTTTCATAGCTAACTCACGACTTCTATCTTGAGCTCTTTGCTGAGTATCCATTGCTTTTCTTTGAGCTTCTTGCTCTTTAATTTGTAAATCTTTCATTGCAATCTGTACTCTTGGGTCAGCCATTTGTGCTTGCTGTTGAGCCATCTGCTGTTGTTGTTGAGCGGCTTGAGACATCTGCATTCCTGCTTGAGCTTGCATCTGTGCAATTTGATTTTCTGTTTCTATTGGTAATTCTTCATACTCTTCATCTTTGCCCGGATTAGCTCTATCGTACTCTGGAGCCGGTGGTAACTCTGCACCAGTCTGAGCCATAATCATTGCTCTGTATTTATGAGCCATATGCTCTTGAACGTGTGCTGTTATATTACCCGCTAGTGCCATTGCAACCTGTTGAGATTGTGGTGTCATTGTTGGGTCTTGCATCATTGCTGTATGTACAGCTATGTGTGCATCGTGGTCTTGCGATGCAAAAGCCTTAACTGGTCTACCATACATCATTGCATAGTTTTCTGTTGCCGGGTCTTTTCGTTTTGCTCCTGCCTCTGGTAGAAGCATATCATCAATATTCTTAACATCGAGTGCCTCGTACAATCTCTTGTAGGCTTCCTTCATATCATGAATTTGTGGAGCCGCCGCCGCCGCTTGCAATTGTGTTTGTGCAAGTAAAACTCTTTGTGCTGTAGAAAATATGTTCGGGTCTGACACGGGAACAATATCTATTTTTGCATCAAAGTCTTTTTTAAATACATACCGAGTATCATTCTCTACACTGTAGGGATAGTAATCTGGTAAGAAGTCTTTATTTATTCTTGATAGTATTTTAAATTCTTCTCTCTGTGCTTTGTGTAATCTCTTATGAATAGAAGACATAACTTTAATACCCTGCTCTAAGAGAGCTATGGTAGTTCCTACAGGTGCTTGTGAATTCATATCACCCGCCTGCATATCTGTTATTGCCGCTAGTCTTCTTCCTTCTTGTGTCATTGAGCCAAGAAGAGCAAAGAGTGTTTGTGATGGTTCTTTAAATGGTAGAGGTACAATAGACTTTCTTATGTCATCGCCGTATCCCTCAACATCTCTAAACTCACCAAAACCAACAGGCTGTTCTCCCTCTACCCTCATGCCTCTAGCTTTAAAGCCACCCGGTAAATTGGAGAACTGTCCTGCATCAACCAAGGAGCGAAGAATGGTTGTTACGGATTTCTGTAAGTTACCAAGTAGATGGACATAGCCTAAACCATAAAATCCAAAACCCGGTAAAAACTTATAGTGTACAAAGTGTTGTATTCTTTTAAAACTTTCATCATCATCTAAATAGTTTTGACGAATAGATAAAATCTGTTTTGTTTCTTTGCATATGCTAACAATGTGTGGGCAAGCAAAATCTTTTTCTTGGCCCGGTATGTCAATGTCAACGTGCATCTCAAGAATAGTAAATCTACCATCTTTTTGATAACTCTTTGATGGTGTTATACCTTCTATGTCTTGTATCTTTTGTGTAATGTCATTAGAGTCATCCTCATCCGGATTCATCTCCATATCAACATCCATATAAAAACCATTTGCTTGTCTCTTACGCAATTCGTTTTCTGTGTATCGTAGTATGTGTGTATATCTACCAGACGTTCTTAAATCGGTTGTGTTGTAAGAAATTACAAAATCAGTAATAGGAATAAATTTTGCAACGGGTCTTTGTAATGCTTCATCATAGTATACTTTCTTAAAGCAACTACCAACAATAGGAAGATAGAAAAGCATCTGGTCAAAGTCATCGAAGTATTCCTCCATTGACTCTGTAATCTGATAGTTAAGAAATTCTTTTACTCTGCCTGCCTGCTTAACAACTTCATCTGTTCTCTGACCAATAATTTTAGTTTTAACTGGGCCATCAGCAGGAAATAATTCTTTTATTGCCTGTGATTGAAATTGTACTGCACCCTCAATCATCATTGGATGATGTGCTGAACAAGCACCGGGGAATGGTTTTGTTGTGTCTTCTATTTTAAGACCAAGTAAATCCATACCCTTCTTAATTGTTTCTTCGTAATCTTTTCTGCTATTTAAGTCAGCCTCAAAAGCATCTAGTAATTCACTAGAAATTTCACTTAACTCCTCATCACTCATGTCTTCGGCAAGGTTATCAGAAACTTCTACAGTTTCCTCCACTGGCTCGCCTTCTGCAATGATTGTAACTTCTGTTTCTAGAAGTGGGTCTACAGACCCAAAAGGAGTAACTGCCATTTAAAATACGCCTTTAAAACTTCCGCCTCTTTTAGCCGCTCCCATACCTCTAGATTTTTTAGAAGATGATTTAGCACGTTTCTTTACCATACCACCCTTTTTCATAAAACCCATTTTGTTTCTTACTGGTGTAGGTAATTTTGATAAACCTTTATTGCCAGATGGAACAGGTTTTAAACCAGAATCTACAGCCCCACCTTCAGCCATTTTTAAACCCATATTTTTTTTACGAGCGTTTGCCATACCACCCATATTTTTTTTCATAAATCCTTCTGGTGGTTTTTCACTTAAACCCATTACTTTAATTACATCTCCAACATCTTTTAAAGATAAATCTACCGCTTTAGATATTTCTTTTTTTGGATTATTTTTATTAAAATACATATTTCTTATGGTGTTTGCTACACCGGCAGGTATTATGCTTCCAGATGCTAATTTAATTGCACCCTTTGTCATTTGATATGCACCTTTAATCATGTCCATTGTTCCGCCCATATTATACTCCTAATTTTTTCATTTCGTTTGCAAGCTCTTCGGCTCTGTTTTTTGTCTGTTTTGCCCAACGTGAGTCAAGCATCTCAATAGAAGCACCCTCAAAATTATTTGATGATAAATTTTTCCACATATTTTTGAACTTACTAACCCCAGTAGCCCCAAGTTGAAAAACCATTTCTGTTATAATATCCTTCGCTTCTCCCTTTATATCAGAACACCCAAATTCAGTACATAGTCTATTTGCTGAATCTTGTGCACTCTTCAAATCCTCTTTAAATATATCCGTTAGATACTCCTCAGAGTATTCTTTGCCGTCTTCCCAAAAGTCTTCTACGCATAGATGGCCGTAGCCGATAGTTCTCTTATCTAGGGTATCCTTGTATACGGAGTTTCGAAAACCTTCGTGTCTCTTTACTCTATCCTCTAGTGATTCCATTACCAGTAACTTCCTTTCGGGCCTGTTGCCTCTTCCATTGGTGTATCCTGCGGGTGACTAACCATCCACCCCTTACGCAATCTCAGTAGAGCTTGTGTTGTTGAGTCGACTAAGTCATCGTGCTTTGTATTTGGGAACATAGCAAACTGGTTCATTACGTCTGCCGATGCATCCGTATCCGGAAACCAAATTCTTCCCCCCTCGAATAGAGGGGCCACAGAGTGTACCCTCGCCAGTTTATCCATCTTCTTAGGATTGAATGGCGTAATCGGTATACCCGTTCTCATTAACTCTTGTACGAGTGACCATCCACTCGCCTTTGCCTCGACTAATACTAAGTCTGGCTGTAATTCATTGTATAGATGCACCGCTTGATTTTTTAATTCCGGGAAGGTTAACTTTTCCCTAAATGAATCTATCAAGAAGAGATTGTATCCGCCCTCACCACTGAAGACACCCCACGTTGTACACGCAGAGTAATCCGATGTCTCGGTAACTGTGTAGGCTGTATCCCACGATTGCAAGATGTAATCCATCTCCGGTGGTTGCTCTCTTGTCCACGGCTTCCACCACCACCTCTTGATGATGTTACCTTCTTCAACCGAAGGTTTCTGTGCGTAGAGAGATGACCACTCCCTCGTGCCAATTGTTTTCTTAATTTCTTCTAGTCTCTCAATTGGATAGGATTCTTTCCATAGGGGGTCACCCTCCTCTAGGTCAAGCATACCGGCCGCTCTCTCATTTAAGATTGCCGGAAACTCTACAACATCCCAACCCTCGTGTCCTGTCTCCTTTAAAATCCAACCGGCCAAGTCATCCTCGTGCCACCGTGTTTGGATTAGTATAACAGAGCCGTTAGGCATTAATCGTGTGTAGGCTGTTGCCCTATACCAGTCCAGAAGGTTCTTCCGCATTGCCGCAGAGTCTGCCTCCTCTCTACCCTTGATGGGGTCATCAATTAAAAGCAGGTGAGCACCACGACCCGTAATTGCCGAGCCTGCACCCACGGCGTAGTATACGCCGCCCTTCGTTGTGTTAAATCTCCTCATACTAGATGAGTCGGTTGATAATTCCGCATCCGGAAATATATCCGTGTATCTCTTATCTTGTAGTTGGTTACGAACTTTTCGCCCAAAGTCATCTGCCAAATCCTGTGCGTAGGTTGAGCAGATAATATACTTATCTGGGTTCCTGCCCATGTACCAAGCCGGGAAGAACTCTGAAGTCAAAATAGATTTGCCGTGTCTCGGTGGCATAAATATTGCTAGCCTTCGTATATCTCCCCTCTCCACAGCCTCTAGCTTGCTCGCTAGTAGCTCAATGTGCGGCGGGGATAGGTAGTTCTCCATTTGGAACTTAGCGTAGCCTACGAGGCTATTCTTTGCCAGTTCCTTTGACTCTAAATCTTTAACTTGCTCGACTAGTCTCTCTAGTTCTGCAATCTTTTGTTCTGTTGATTTATCTATCATAAATTAAAAAGGGGTACTGGTTTATTAGCACCCCTATGTTTAATATTAATTGGGAGGAAAAATATTAAATCTAATTTTTTTATACCCCCCTATGTCTGTTTTTGTCGAGCCCCCTGTTTCTGCTATTGTGGTAAGTCAGTGTGCACTATATGGATGTTAGAGTAATTCGGCAAATTGGGGGGTGGGGGGTCAAGTTACAGTAGTATGACCAGATGGATGTTACATAATATAAATTAATAAGGTACTTTGCATTTGATGACCGATGTTGAGCCATTATATTGTCAATAAGTCATCGTTATCTCAAGCAATTGAGTATTAATACAATACTGTTAACTAATGCTGTAATATTATGTCTATATATTTCAATGACATATCCTATTAATTGTCCTAAGGTGCGGTAATAAAAGTTATCGTACCAGACTTTGTCTCTATTTATTGTAGCATCCATCAAGTAATACTTATCTCAATGTAATGCTCACATTATTCTTAATCTATTCTATTCATTGATAGCAATCTCTGAATATTCTCTGCTCTCAAGGTGCTAGCTTATAAGTGTATATTGAACCCTCTCAACAATGCATAAAAAACTTGTTTTAAGACCTCTCAGTGAGGTTGTAGAGTGTGTGCTGTATGATTAGACCTAGTGAAGAGTTGGCTCTAAATCCATGTCTGGTTCGAACTCTATTGTCTTCTCTATATCCTTACACTTACAGTTCTCTCCATTACATTCCAATGGATTATCACAACACTTTGGTATGCAATCACAATCGCAAGGCATTTATTTTTTAACCTCTTTTAGTTGTGGCTTTTTATCCTGTGATGCATCTGCATTTATTTCTTGTCTTATCTTATCAATGAGCATGAAACTTTCATTGTAAGGTTTCTTGCCTAAGTAATTTAATAATGCGTTGAGTAAGTCATTAGATATATTCATTAGTGTTTTGTCTCTTCTGTTTTTACAAGTGTTAAACTTGGTTGCTCTTGTTGTTTGTTGCGTAAGTCTTCATTGATACTCTGATACAATTCAGAGATGTGATTTTTTAATGCGGTGATGTCATTACTATCAGTATGATAAGAGGTTGATATACTCGTTGGATTTCCTGTTAACAAATTAGATAGCTTTGCACTCTCAACGGCAATCTTATTTAGTCCAACCAAGTCCTGCACCTTATCTACATTGTTTACATTCTTTAAGTTGCTCAGAACAAGTTGTAATGCTTTGTCTGATGTCTCTTTGAGTTGCTCTGTTATCTCTTCTAATTGTACTGCTTTTTTTTCTACTATCTTATTTATTGCAATTGCAGATGATTGATTGTCTACCTCACTACAAAGTTGTAACCAATTCTCATTCTTGCTGTGTCTAAATATTGTTGGTAAGCTAGGGAGAGATTTTGTTTTGAATTTTGTTTTTAATTCTGTGTGCAGTTTTCTAATACTGCGATTTCCTTTTGGCATTTTTAAATAAAAGTTTTTAAACTCTTCTACTGTTATCTTTGTCTTAGCCATAATTATACCTTACCTCATTTTATATTTTTCATACCCTATAAAAATTGTAATTACACTTGAACAAGTTGTGAACATTGCAATTAAATTAATTAAAACAATTACGTTTGCTGTCCGTCTACTGAATTATAGATAAAGCATTGCTTGAGCATTGTTTTGACTATGGTTGCATATATTGACCTAAATATAGCAAGGTATTCCCTAGTATATTGAGGTATTGCATTGTTGTGATAAATCACTATATGTTACCTAAGCATTGATTTTTTGGTGAAAGCCTTTTTTGTACCACTTAGCATATAACAAAAAATACCAAGTTTACTCTGGTTGCCCATCGTGTCCAAAGGGATGGGGTTAGGTTTAGCTTTCCCTCCAGTTTAAATTTCTACACTGTATCGAACGAGGTCTTTAGAGCATACACTTGATTAACTTTAGACAATCAAGTACCAACATTGCAAAAGAGGAGTCGAGCAGAAAATCTTCTCTGGATTTTATTTTTGTCAGTTACACTTTGACAGTGGCAAAAAAATTAAAGAGCAATTTGTCTTGGGGATGATTTTTTTATTTAAGCTCTTTTTATGGAGGGCAATTTATTTTGCCCTCTACTATTTTATCTTTGAGCATCTAACCATGAAAGCTAACAGCATCCCATAAGAACGCTGTAACTAGCTATGAACTTATTAGATGTTCAAAGATGCAATAGTGCATCACATTAATTTTATTAACTAGATTGGAATTAATTATGACTAATAACTTACCAGACTTTAACGACCCTCAAATGGCATTTGAGAATGCAATTGAGAAAGGTATTTTTTCTGAGGAAGGCAAACAAGAAAAGTTTGTTGGAGAGTGGATGTATATGCATTCAGATAATACTAAGAAGATTGATTACTTTAAAAATAAAATAACAAGAAAATATATAGAGGTGTCATATGAGTAAATTAAATCAGTATGAATTTAGTATTGAGGTTGACG